GGAATGCGACCTCGCGATGGAGAGCCTATTGAAGGACATGACGAGTAAGGGGTTGACACCTGAGTCAGACGATTATTCCGCGATGGATTCGTCCTGGACTATCTTTGACCGCCACCGACTACGCCGTATAGCGGGGGCAGCGCTTGATCCAGTACGGAAACATCTCAATATGACCCTGCGTAATTTTGATTTCGTTCTAGAAGCCGAAGAGAAGCACAAGATGATCAAATGGTGTCTAAAGTACATTGTTGTGCTTATGGACCCGCGCGATGCATTACTCTTTTCTGGAGAACGAATCACTTCCCTAATGAACAGATGGCTGGTGCTAATGTGCGAGTTCGCCGAGGACATCAGATGCTTGGGCGACGAAAAGGGCGTAGAGGCCATAAATGCCACATTAGATGGGATACGCAGAACTAGTATAGGCGACGGCGATGACAACTTACAAGGAATAATGCCTGGCAGATACGCTAGCCAGGAAGAACGCATGGACCGTTTCGCGGACATGTACAAATTATTGGATTGCTGCTCATCACCACAAGAACGCACAGACGCCGAAGTCTTGTCGCGTTACCACATATGGTGTGGCAGTCAAACAGGATACGTACATGTGGGGAAATTGGAGCGGAACATGGGCCGCTTGATAGCGTTTAAGATTTTGCGATCGAATTTGCCTGACGATGTTTCACAAACAATGCTGACACAGAAGGAATTAGCTATGATATGTACAGATATCTGGCAGAGGATCATGTCGTTGCAATCCACCATGGTTGTAAGACATTTTGCCAGGGCCATGTTTATGTACGCTTATAGCAAGATGACTGACGTTAACGCCACGACAGTGTACGATGATGATCAGAGGAGGTTAGGACGCGAGGATGGAGATCATCGGTTGTCGGACTGCTTGGACGATATCAATTCCGTACTGGCGCAGGCGAAAACGAGCACATGGGCGATGGTGAAAGTGTCGCATTTTAAGAACATTGCAGAATTGAATTCGCACCGGATTGAGCAATTAAAGAGGGAGTGGGCTGAGGCAGATCATATCATGAGCATGGCCGAGATAGAAGACAAGCATTTGCTTCATCCGGTCACGTTTGTGGAGGATTTTCCCATTTCCTCTAATGTAGCTAAGGCATTAGGCTTGAGAAAGGAGTGCATCGAAAGCATTGTTGCGCGCGAGAAGCGCAACCCGCCTCAAGATGCCGACGATAAGCGTGTTGCACCCTTGGTACAACTTGACGCAGCATTACGATCTCAAGTAGGTGAGCCTGCTGACGTGGCTAGCCTGTCCAGCACCG